CCAGTAGAGGTGTAACATGCTCATAAACGAAGTCGTTGTCAAAGAAAGTTACTTCAGCGACTTGATTGTTGCAGTACAAGATTTGTTGGTTCAAATTGCGGCAACAGACGTAAAAGAAATTCCCACAGAAACATTTAGACAAGCACTAGCGAACGAAGGATTTATTGCTACTACAGCAGAAGTAATACAAGCAGTTGATCAAAGTGGCTTTGCTAGTAGTGTTGACAAAGAAAAAATTGTACCCATGGACGAGTTGCCTGCAACAGTAGACACCGATGCAGAACCAAGTGTTGATGTAGGTGCAATGGCCGGAAATCAGGCAATGAGTGATATTAATTCGGAGTTACCACAATAATGCCAGGTATATTTATAAACGCAACAACAGCAAGAAAGGATAGCAGAAATAACACTGTTATACATAACGAAATCACAGCAATTGAAAGTGCAGTTTTTGTAAATGTTGATGCTGGTATACTTTATGCAAATATTAATAATACTGCAATGACAAATAGTAATGTATATTACAACGTTTGGAACGGTATTACATCAGATCCTACCAAAATAGATCAATTAAATTATGTCAAAAAATACTTCACAGATTTAGGTTACGGGGTAAGTATAGTTAGCGACCCAGGTCAGACTAACCACTTACAATGGAACATTAGTTGGTAACAACTATGAAGTATATTTTACATGTTAAAATCTAAATACGAATACCCCAATCTCAAAAGAATTCAAACAAAACAAGGCAGGCAATATACAGATGATATTGGCGATCCTGTGCCTAGTGTAACAACTATCTTAAGTGATACTGGTGATAAAACAGCATTAATTGCTTGGCGTAAACGTGTAGGAGAACAAGAAGCAAACCGCATAAGCCAAGAATCTGCAGGCCTAGGCACTAAAGTACACAATGCATTAGAAAAACATATACTCGGCGAAGAAGTGTCTTTCGGTAATAACCACATTAGTGTACTAGCAGAAAGTATGACTAACGAAATGGTTACTAATGGTTTGAATAAAATTGACGAGCTTTATGGCGTTGAAGTAGGTCTTATTGCACAAGGATTATATGCAGGTACTTCAGACGCAATAGGTATGTATGAGGGCGAAGAGGCAATCATAGATTTTAAAACTGCTAAAAAAATTAAGAAAAGAGAGTGGATTGAAGATTACTTTCTACAAGGTTGTGCATACGCACTAGCACATAACGAAATGTTTGAAAGCAAAATCAAAAAAGTAGTTATTCTCATGGTAGATCGAGAGAGTAACTTTGCCGAATTTATCATCAAAGACGACGAGTTTGAATATTATTGCAATAAATGGGCTAATCGTTTAGCAGATTATTATTCTAAGTAATTGTAAAAGTGATAAATACTACTAAGTTAGGAGACTTAGTGTGGCAGAAGACAACAACAAAATAATAACACGAATACAAAATAGAAGGGGTTTAAAACAAGATCTCCCTAAACCTTTGCGTCCTGGTGAAATTGGATTTGCAACAGATACCAGACAAATTTATATCGGTGCAGATACATCTGTTGTAAGTGATTCTTATAATAAAGTTGCAAAATTTGAATCAGGGCTGTCTATTAGTGCTGAAAGTGTTACCAGATCCTTATCTAATGTACAGATGGTTCAATTTCGTGTTCCACACAAAAGATTTCCTAGAAATACATTCGACGGCACTGTAGACAGTGCAACTTGGACTCCAACTAGTAATGCAATACAAGGAGATAGTTCAATAGGCCCTGTGTTTGCTACAGGTGAAACTGTTTTCACAGATATAAGTACAAACGTTGCATTTGGAAATGAAAGCATGCGTGTTGTTAAGAACGGCACTGTTATAAGTGCTGACACAACAGGTAACGGATCTCACAATAATATTTCGAGCGGAGCAGATTATTTCTTTAGTGCGGCAGGAGTAACAAATTCTGATGTCCATAAATTATCATTTAGAACTAGACCGACTAATAAAGATGAAATTGGTATTACATATTATGGTAATGCTGATGTGTGGAGTGCTATAGACAGTAACTTAAATGATATTAATCCTTCACAGCCAACAGGTGTTCCTCCATTTCATGTTAGATTGGACAGCGAATGGAATGACAGTGACGGAACCACATCAAGATTAAAACATAGATTCTTAGATCAAAAAAATGTTGTTCTTTCGTCTAGTACTGGCGTAGGCTTTATCGGACTTAGCCCAAAACATATTATTGTGGCTACAGAAGTATTGCATCCACCGGCAGAAGTAGTGCAATGGAACCAAGTTACTGTTCCTTTAGGCACATTGTATTTAAGTAGAAATAGAACAAAGAGTAGCTCGTCTCCTCTTACTGCAAATGCTTCAACAGGTTATTACGATATAGCACTAAATTCAATTGATGAATCTAATTTTAGTTCTTCGGGTGGTTTTTTAAATTCTAATTTAGTTAGTGCAAGTGGTTGGATAGATGGCAAGGTTTTACCTTATACAATGACTGGCAATGTATTAACTGTTAATACAAATGGTAATGTTGGTTTTATAGGTAGACGTGTATCGTCAATTGATACTACTGGTTTGTTTGTAAATACATCAAGCGGAATAACAACATCAGACACTGTTTATATTTACGATCCAAACGGTGCTACAGGACAAAATACAAATACTTTAACTATAAATTCAATCGAAGGTGACAAACTTGTTGTTGGAACCACACTTACAGCAAATGCTAATATTGATACTGATGTTTTTGTGATTGTTTATAAAGGCGGAAGTTCTGCAAATATTTTAATCGATGAAACTAATCACGGTTACAATGGCTCTAATGTCGAGCTAACTGGTGGACCAAACAGTTTAAGTGGAACCTTTGCAACACATAAAATCACCGAGAATGCTTTTAGTTGTAATGTAACATCATCTGGTGTAACAGTTACATCTCCAGGAAATGTAACATTGAGGCCTGATGTATCAGCGGCTGACGTATATGTTACTCCCGTTGATAGTTTAGATGTTAGCGGTAATGTATCACTAGATACAGTAGTTACACATTTTAATGAGAATGTAAATAGATTTAAAATGAACTATGTGCCTGGCACAATCAACAAAGTTTATATTACAGAAACAGAAAGCGAAAGTAAATTATCAAGCGGTTTTAGAATATACGATGATGCTAATGTAACTTTTTCAAACTACTTAAAAATTACACCAGACAACTATACTAGAGATAATAGTACAATTAAATCTAAATTAGAGAACTGGCTAATTGATGTACAGAATGCAAACACTAATTTATTTTCTGAGCTTGCTGTTAATGAATTTTATAGCGACACTGCAAGGACATCACCTAAATACAAATCAGGCGGCTGGCAATTTAGCGGTATAGATAGTACTTTAAAAGAAGTATCTTTTGATAGTAGCGAAGAAGCAAGAAACTTTACTAAAGTTTTGAATAATATATATTTTGATAGCGAAAGTCCAGAAGTTAAAGGCCTACTTAATGTAAAAACAAACATTGAAATATTAACATTAGAAACACAAGAAGCAGGCACTGCTGACACAATTTATAGCTCACCAGAAGCATTTACAATTTTACCAGGAGGCCCATATCCGGGCACAGTTTCTAATTTAACATTTGATGTAACAAGATATGATACAATTTTTATTGAATATGCACTTATTGATGGTGACTCAGATGCAGACCCAAATACTACTTACAAAAGAATTGGTTCTTTACTAGCATCTGCAGATATTAGAAACAACGGAGTCCTAGTAAACGATACCTATACAGATTTTACATCCAATATCGCGGGCAACGTTAACATAACCGGATCTGTTATACCTGATGGCTCAGGCAATTACCAACTACAATTACAATTTAGAAATACACTGGTTCCTAGTACTGAATTGCAAATGACTTATATTAAACGTAGTTGGGATTCTGCTGGTTAATGTTCTTTGACCATCAATCCCCAGAAGAAAGATTAAAAATTTGGCGGGAGTTACGCCATCGCGATTTCGAATCTGTAAATGATTTACACAAAGAATTTAGCACTATAAAAATATTGCAAAGATACTTAGATTATTATACTCCTAGCAGTTGGCCTAATCCTTTTGAAATAGTAAGCGAAGGGTATTTTTGTAAGTCTGGAATCACATTAGTTTTAACAGCAACATTGATTAATAAAAATTTCATTACTAGCGAAAATTTAACGTTCTTAGTGATAAGTAATACACTAGATGGGTCCGATGGGCTAGTGTTATTAGACAACGGACTGGTTTATAATTTTTCTGATACAGTAGTAACAGAACAATTTGCAATAGACAATTCAGTTGTTTTTACCAAGCACGTTGTACCAAAAAATCAAATCTGTTCTTGACTTTAATACTGTTTTATACTATAATAAAATCTAGGTAAATATTACTACAATTAACATTTGAGGACACACATGCAGGTTACAAAAAGAGACGGCAGACAAGAAGATATCAATATTGATAAGTTGCATAAAGTCGTCATGTATGCCTGTGAAGACATTACAGGCGTAAGTGCAAGTGAAGTAGAAATTCACAGCAAGATTCAATTTTCAAACGGCATATCTACAAGTGATATACAAGAAACATTAATTAAGAGTGCCGCAGATTTAATTTCAGAAGAAGCACCTAACTATCAATTTGTTGCTGGTAGATTGATTAACTATCATTTGCGTAAAATGGTTTACAATCAATTTGAGCCCCCATGCCTTTGTGACATAATTAAAATAAATGTTGATAGAGGTTTTTATGATTCAGAGTTTTTAGAATTATATAGTAAGGAACAAATTAATCAATTACAAGAATTTATTGACCATAGCAGAGACGAATATTTAACTTATGCGGCTATGGAGCAAATGCGTGGAAAATATCTTGTGCAAAATAGAGCAACAGGCGAAATATTCGAGACACCACAAGTTGCATACATGATGATTGCCGCGACACTATTTGGCAAGTATCCTGAAGAAACAAGAATGAAGTATGTTAAAGCATACTATGATGCAATTAGTACATTTAAAATTAGTTTGCCTACTCCAGTTATGGCTGGTGTGCGTACACCGCAGAGACAGTTTAGCAGTTGCGTACTAATTGAATCCGGAGATAGTTTAGACAGCATAAATGCAACGTCGAGTGCAGTAGTAAAATATGTAAGTCAGAAAGCAGGCATCGGTATTGGTGCAGGCAGTATTAGAGCAATCGGCTCGCCTATTAGGAATGGAGATGCAACTCACACAGGAGTTATTCCCTTCTATAAATTATTCCAATCAGCAGTAAAAAGTTGTAGCCAAGGTGGCGTAAGAGGCGGTGCCGCTACACTGTACTACCCTATTTGGCACTATGAAATCGAGGACATGCTGGTTCTCAAGAATAACAAAGGCACAGAAGATAATCGTGTAAGGCACATGGACTATGGTGTGCAGTTTAACAAACTCATGTACGAAAGATTGATCGCCGGCGAAAACATTACACTTTTTTCTCCGCATGATGTGCCGGGATTATATGACGCATTCTACGCAGATCAGGACAAGTTCAAAGAATTATATGAAGCGGCGGAACGTAAAACAAGTATTAGGAAGAAGTCTATTCCTGCTATTGAATTGTTTTCTGCATTTGTGCAAGAACGTAAAGACACAGGCAGAATTTATTTAATGAATGTTGACCATGCTAACACACATGGAGCATTTATTGAAGAAGTAGCACCAATTAGACAAAGTAATTTATGTTGTGAAATTGATTTACCAACTAAACCTTTAACAAATGTTGATGACCCCGAAGGCGAAATAAGCCTATGTACATTAAGTGCTGTAAATTGGGGTGCAATCAAAAATCCTGCAGAGTTTGAAACTGTTTGTGACTTAGCAGTAAGGGCACTAGATGAACTGTTAGATTATCAAAGTTACCCTGTATTAGCGGCAGAACTTAGCACAATGAATAGGCGTCCGTTAGGTATTGGTATTATTAACTTTGCATTTTGGTTAGCCAAGCATGATACTACATATCAAAATCCTAATTTAGAATTAGTAGACGAGTGGGCAGAAGCATGGAGTTATTGGTTAATCAAAGCAAGTGCCAATTTAGCAATAGAAAAAGGTGCTATACCAAAAGTTATGGAAACTAAGTACGGCCATGGAATTACTCCTAACCAAACATACAAAAAAGATGTAGATGAATTAGTTAAACACAAAGAACGTATGGATTGGAAGGATCTTCGTAAGCAGTTAAAAGAAACAGGTATTCGCAACAGCACATTGATGGCATTGATGCCTGCAGAAACTTCTGCACAAATTTCAAACAGCACAAACGGTATTGAACCGCCACGCAGTTATGTTAGCATTAAGCAAAGCAAACATGGTGTGTTAAAGCAGGTTGTACCACAGTATGCTAAACTCAAAAACAAGTATGACTTGCTGTGGGATCAAAAATCACCAGAAGGTTACTTGAAAATTTGTGCTGTACTACAAAAGTATATTGACCAAGGTATTTCGGTAAATACATCTTACAATCCTGAGCATTTCGAAGACGAAAAAGTTCCTATGAGTATGTTGTTACAACATCTCATCATGTTTTATAAATATGGCGGCAAACAATTATATTATAACAATACTTTTGATGGCCAGGGAGAGATAGATATTAACAAAGACCAACCAGTTGAAGTAACAACCGAATTTGTTGAAGACGATGAAGAATGCGAGAGCTGTAAGATTTGAAGAAGAAAATGAGCGTTTTAGATATTAAAAATAAATCCGATCATACAAAAGCAAAAATGTTTTTGGATGATAATGGTGGCATGGGCATGCAAAGATTTGATACTCTAAAATATAAACAATTTGATAAAATAACTGACAAGCAATTAGGCTTTTTTTGGCGGCCAGAAGAAGTTGATATCTTGCGTGATGCAAAAGACTTTAAAGATTTATCTGCTCACGAACAACATATTTTTACTAGTAATTTAAAAAGACAGATTTTACTAGACAGTGTACAAGGTCGTTCGCCTAACTTGGCTTTTCTGCCTATTGTGAGTTTGCCAGAACTGGAAACCTGGATTGAGACTTGGGCATTTTCAGAAACTATTCACAGCCGTAGTTATACTCATATTATTAGGAACGTATACAGTAATCCAAGCAAGGTGTTCGACGAAATGCTTGATGTAAAAGAGATTGTAGATTGTGCAGATAGCATTACAGAAAACTACGATAAATTAATTGAATACAATCAAATTAGAGAGCGAGGGTTAGCCAGTTACGATTTATATGAACACAAAAAGAGACTGTGGAAATGCATAATGAGTGTAAACATACTCGAAGGTGTGCGTTTCTATGTATCATTTGCATGTAGTTGGGCTTTTGCAGAACTCAAAAGAATGGAAGGTAATGCAAAAATTATCAAACTAATTGCACGTGATGAAAATGTACACTTAGCAAGTACACAACAAATGCTAAAATTTTTACCGCAAGAAGACAAAGACTTTGCTAAAATTAAAAAAGAAACAGCAGAAGAATGTAAGCAAATGTTTATTGATGCTGTTGAACAAGAAAAAGTTTGGGCAGATTATTTGTTTAAAGACGGAAGTATTATTGGATTAAATGCAGATCTACTAAAACAATATGTAGAATTTATTGCGGCCAAAAGAATGCATGCCGTTGGCTTAGAAAAGGTATATAATATGGGTACTAATCCTTTGCCGTGGACACAAAAATGGATCGGTGGAGGCGAAGTACAAGTAGCACCACAAGAAACAGAAATTAGTTCATATGTAATTGGTGGTACAAAACAAGACGTAACAAACGACACATTTAAAGGCCTTAGCCTTTAGGAGACACAATGTATAATACAGAAAATTTAATCGGTGACGTAGTCACCATCAAAGTATCCAGTGGCATCGAAATATTAGCAACATTAATAGGTGTTGATGAAGAATTTAGATACCTAACTGTAACGCATCCTAGAAACTTAGTCATAAACAGTGATTCTGGTGAACTTGCACTAGTACCATATGTTTTTACTAGTTCGGCAGATGAAATTGTAATGAATACTAGCGAAATATTGTCAGTATCGCTAACTGCAGAAGAAAGTAAAGAAGATTATCTTAATCTAGTAGAAAAAGATGAGCCATCTGACGAAGTAATTGTTTCTGAACATATTGTAGAAGAAAAGTCAGATAAATAATTATATGCCAGGAATTGCAAGAAAAGGATCAGACAATGCTAGAGGTACAATTACGGGCCCTAGTTCTTCTACTGTCTATGCAGACGGAAAGCCAGTTGCTTTGCTAGGCGATATAGTTGCTGGTCACGGCCTGGCGCCTCACAGCAATCCAAGACTAGTAAGTAACGGTGCTCAAAAAGTTTTAGTAGACGGTAAAATTCCTGCTAAAAAAGGCACACAAGCATCTTGCGGACACTCTGTAACGCCTGGTTCTAGCACAGTTATAGTGCCATAATGTCAACTTTAATATCAGTAAAAGGCCCACATGCTAGAGGCCTTGATGATAACATTCGAATACAATGGAACATGGGTAATTCATGTAATTACGAGTGTAATTACTGCCCTACTGTATTACACGACGGTTCTAAGCCATGGTTAAGCACACAGGTATACATTGACACCATCGAGAAGATATCAACGCATTACAACGCATTACAGCAACGCACAGACTATGAATTAATAGGAGGAGAAGTCACTGTAATACCCGGATTTGAGGATATTATACGCAAAATAAGCGAATATAATGCAACTAGTACAGTGTATACTAATGCAAGCAGAACCATTAATTGGTGGTCTAAATCCAAACATTATATGGATAATGTAATACTCACTTTTCATCCCAAATCTCAAGATAAGGAACATTTTGAACAAGTGATTGATGAAATTAAAGATCATGTTTATCTAAGTATTAATATTGCCGGTATTGGCGGACAAGTAGACGAATTAGGAGAATGGGTAGAACAACTTCGAGAACAATTTAAGGACTGTGATAAAAACAGATATTACAATATCAGTATATGTGTTAAAACCATGTATGAGAAGTTCTTAGGGCGTCACAGCAAGCAGGAAACCTTTTACAATTACTCTGACAGCGAGTTAGAAGTATTAAGTAGACCTGGTATCAAACCTCGGCCTATGCCGCAAGAAACTGTAGAAGAACAGCAAACATTGCCGCAAGAAAATGCAGAACCGGTAATCGACACTAGCAATATGACTGAATTTATATACGATAATGGTAAAACCATCTATGTCCAAAACCACCAAATTATTAATGAAGGTTTAAATGGATTTAAAGGTATGAAATGCCATATAGGTTATGAATCCCTTAATATAGATGCAACCGGTGATATTTATAGTAGTTGGTGCGGTGCAAAAAACTTCGGTAACATTACACAAATAAACAGTTGGGAATTGCCTAAGGGTTATACTGTTTGCCCATTCGATTATTGCAATAATATATCAGATATTGCTATTAGCAAAACGGTGTAATTTCCGAAAACTTTTTATAATGTAAATCATAATCATTTAGGTTTGCTTTATTAAATTTGTTTAACACTCCGCAAATTTTTAAGTTATAATCACTGTCTAAGTCTAATTTTTTTCCATCCCAATCGGGACATAACGCATTTGCAAATATGCTTGCACGTTCTAAATTTTTAATCACGTGACCGCTCAAACTTACAATAACATCGTTATTATCAGAAAGCCAGTCATCGGTATAAGGTGTGTGCGATACATATGGTTTATTTAAGATAGAATCTCCGTTAACCGGCTTGACAAACATTTTAAGTCTATGCCAGGCCTTAGTAGTTTTAACTAGAGTTTTTGGTTCGTTTGAGTCAATCGAATGTACATCATATAGCCAATTAGAATGTTCGTCGATAATACTTGTACAGAAACCACTGAGATTATATCCTTTTTGTTCTAAATAAATCCATTGGTTATCTTGACAAATTTGTTTTATTTTATCATTATTGTTGTGCTTAAATACTGTGTTTTCGAGCATAACATTTTTATAATCTTTACAAACATCGAGTATATAATCTACGTCAGCATTTAAAAATACTTTGTCAGATATTTTTAAAAAAAGCATAAAATTGTATTTAGATATTTTTTCTATGTGCTTCCCTACA